GAAGACCTTCCCAAACTTGCTGAAGCACTTACTGAGACTATGGGAAAGAACCCCCCCCAGGAAATTGGAGAGAAGTAATAGTGCAAATAGCTTATGTTTTTCATTTTCCATCTTCTGACATAATGGAAATGGAGATGAAAGACCTTGCTTTCTGGGGTGGAGATGCAATCGGCATGGTAAATCAGTGGAAAAATCAAGCTAACAGTCAGTAAAAGAGGAAATCATGGCTTCAAAAACTTTTAATCTTAGTGTTATATTTTCAACAATTGACAAGTTAAGTGGACCTATTAGTAAAATGTCGCAAAGTCTTCAGACTATGGATAAAAAGGTTTCAAGAATCGGTGGCAACATGCAGAGCATTGGAAAAAAAATGACGTTTGGAATAACTATGCCTCTTGTTGCAATAGCTGCCATGGCTACCAAAACTCATATGCAGTTTGATGAATCCATGAGAAGAGTTCAGGCGGTAACAAAAGCAACACCAAAAGAATTTAAAAAATTAGAAAACAAAGCAAGGGACCTTGGAAGAACAACTACTTTTACAGCAAAACAAGCTGCCAGTGGAATGAGCTTCTTGGCTATGGCTGGATTAGAAACTGGTGAAGTTATGAAAGCCATTGGTCCATCTCTTGACTTGGCAAAAGCCGGAAGTGTTGATCTAGGAAAAGCTGCTGATATTGCAACAAACATAATGTCTGGTATGGGTTTAGAGCTGAAAGACTTACCACATATAACTGATGTGCTTGCTCAAGCTGCTACATCTTCAAAAGCAACCATACTGGGATTAGGAGAAGCATTTAGACCTGTGGCAAAGACCGCTGCAATGGCAGGTATTGATATTCATCAGTTGGGTGCGATGCTCGCTAAAATGGCTGAAGCCGGAGACAGGGGTGCTATTGGTGGAACTCTTATGAGAAACGCACTCTTGCGTTTGTTAAAACCTAATCAAGAACTAATAGACCTTACTCATAAATATAAAATAGCTCTTGATGATTTTAAAACTCCAGACGGGATGTATGACATGATTGGAGTGGTTGAGGAATTAAAGAAAAAAGTGCATGATCCGTCAGAAGAACTTTATGGTCCATTTGGTCAACGTGGTGGTAGAGCAATATTAAACATGATGAGTGGCACAATAAACATGAGAAAGTTTGCAAAATCTCTTGAGACTTCAAAAGATGCTGCAAAAAGAATGGCAGCTGTCATGAGAAAAAGTTATTTGGCTAAATGGCAAGTAATGGTATCCGCAATAGCTAATGCTGGAATTGCTCTTTCGGAAGTTTTGCAGCCAGCTTTGACAAAAGTAATGAGCTCCATTAGGAAAACTGCAAATTGGTTTGCTGGCTTGACCGATACGCAGAAAAAATGGATTGTAATTATCGCAGCAACAGTTGCTGCGATTGGTCCTTTGCTTACTGTAATGGGTACTCTTTTTATTGCTTTTAGTGTTCTTGAAGTAATTCTTATCCCAATGCTTCTTTTGTTTGCTAAAATCATATTGATCGTTGCTGTTATAGCAGCAGTTATTTGGGGAATTGTGTGGTTAGTTAAAAATTGGGCAAGAATACAAGCAAAGATGGTTGATATACTTATTGCTTTTGTAGGCAAAATAAAAGACGTTTGGAAATGGTTAAAAAAATGGAGAGGAATCATTTTGCTTATTGCTATAGCATTTGCTCCGTTTCTTTTGATTCCGTTAACCATAATCAAAAATTGGGATTCTGTAAAAAAAACATTCAGCTCTGTTTTTGAGTACCTAAAAACTGGATTTAGTGAATTTATGAAAAATCAAGCAGTGAAAGATTTTATCAATTTTATTGGTAAAACAAAATCTGCTGGAAGATGGATTGTTGAAACAGCACAAAGCACACTTGATGAGCATAGACCAAAAGAAAAAGAGAAGACAAAAGGTCCTGGTCTTTGGTCTGGTGTGAAAGAAAAAGGAAAAGCTGCTGTGGAGTATATGAACAAACAAGGAATATCTCTTATCACAATAAAATCAATAGCTGAAAAAGGCACAGCCACCTCTATTGAGGAGGCAAAACTAGCACCAGGCACAACATTACATAAAGAAGACAAATTTAAGTCTATGGGCGGGATTTTTGGTTTTTAAGGGGATGTTATGAGCTGGAGAGATAATTTAAGAGAAGCTAGTTTCAGAGGTGCAGGTTTCAAAGTAAGCACATCGTCTTATTCTGTTGGAAGAAGAACGCAAGTAAATCAATATATTAACAATGAACTGCCTTATGTTGATGATCATGGCAGGGAAGCGGATTCGTACACTATGACAGCATTTATTGTTCAGAATCCTGGTAATGATATGGATTATTTCTCAGAAAGGGATTTCTTAATATCTAAACTCAAAAGAGCAGGAGCAGGTGTTCTTGTTCATCCTTTTTATGGAATCAAGAGAGTTGTTCTTGTTGGTCAAGCTTCTGTATCAGAGTCTTTTGATCAGGGCGGTGTTTGTACAATATCGATGAATTTTGTAGAAGCTGGAAGGAAACCAAAAACAAGAGCTTTAGCTAGTTATAAAAATTTTTTAGCCAACATTGATAATGTTGTTAATGCTGTATCAGACTTGGTTGGTGATTTTTTTGCAATTGTTTATTCAGTTACTGGTGTTTTTAATGATACTACAAAAAGCGCAATTTTTACTACTTTTAACACAACTCAAACAGCGTTGTCCGGGTTTAAGGCAATTCCAACAAGGTTTATTTCAGAGAGTGTCAAGAACATACAAATAATCAAGATTTCTAGTCAAAACTTTTCAGATAGCCACAATGATGTTTTTAATTCAATAAAAGATTCATGCTCGTCGATATTGACCGTTGCTGGTTTAGGTAAAAAAGTGCAACAAGAACAACAATCAAACACCGGAACACCAAACATAAAAGATTTTGTTTTCAAAAAAAGGGCAGAAGATGTTTATTCTAATTCTTTAACAATAAGTAGCTTTGTTGTTGGTGGAGAAACCGGGAAATATTCTGGTGTAACAAGGGGAGATGTAGTGCAGTTAAATGGAGAAACTGTTCCTGATTTTATTGGTAAATCAATTATCAATTCTGTGCTTGATGTTTTAGCCAATTTCAATATAAATGCTTTTAAAACTACAGCATCAGATCAACAAAAAAACGTGCTGCTTATATTTGATACGATGACTTTTTTCTTCTTAGCAAATTTGTGCAGAATAGCGATCAGAACAGAGTTTAAATCACAAGAAGATGTCGTTTTTTATAGAGAAAAGATAATGTCTGCTTTTGATGATCTTTTGATTAAGCTTGGAAACGAATCTGCGAATGGAGCATCATCAGTTGATATTGGAGATGGAACCGAATCTATTTGGAATAAAGAGATATTTACAGCAGTTGAAGACTTAAGAAATCTTTTTTCCGAAGGAATGACACAGAAAGCAACTGAGATTTCAACCACTATTGATTACACACCAAACCCAGGCGGTGAAAACATAATTACAATGTCTTATAATATATATAACGACTTAACAAGAGCTACAGATATTTTTGATAGAAATAAAAACACAATTAGAAATCCGGCTTTTATAAATCCTGCTGAAGATTTGAGGATATTAAGTGAGTGAGTTATTTAGCTTAGTTATAAACAACAAAGAATATAAAGACGTATTTTCTGCGTTTGAAGTTTATACTTCTATGGAAAACATTTGTGGAACTTTTTCTGGAAAAACAACAAAACAGTTTCCAGATAGATTTGGAAGAATAAAAAAAGCAGACGAATGGGATATCAAAATGGGAGATTATTATCAGCTGCGTGTTGGTTTTGATCTTGTTTCGTCTGGGTACATTGATTTAATCTCTATTGATGACAACCCAGATGGGGGTTCTATTTCTTTTGACGGTAGAGATATTACTTCTGATTTAGCTGATTGTGTTTTTGAAAACACGTTTGGGACTAATGCATGGGTTGATAAAACAATATATGGGATAGTTCAAGAAATATGCGCTCCTTTTAATATTCCGGTTATATATGATTACTCTGTAAGCGATCAAGTCAAGACCAAGATCGACAGTATTACGTCTGATCCTGGTTCTACTTGTTTAGAAATAATAATGAAAATGTGCTTAAAGAATGGGATTATTCCTGTGTCTTACGGAGATGGATGGCTAACGTTAACAAAAGCCACAGAAACAGGTCGTTCTCTTGACGTGATAGAAGACGAAAACATAAAAAGCAGATC